AAGAATTAAAACTATATTTGATTGGAAAAACTACCCTAATGATTTCAAAGAACAATGGGTAGATTATATTGAAAACGAGTTTCAAAAAAGAGAAGATGGATTTTGGTTTTATAACAAAGGTATACCTACATATATAACTGGAACTCATTATATGTATCTTCAATGGTCTAAGATTGATGTCGGGCAACCAGATTTTAGAGAAGCAAATAGGTTGTTTTATATATTCTGGGAAGCTTGTAAAGCAGATACTAGATGTTATGGAATGTGTTATTTAAAAAATAGACGTTCTGGATTTTCTTTTATGGCGTCAGGTGAAACTGTTAATACAGCTACTTTAGCTAGTGATGCTAGGTTTGGAATACTATCTAAAACTGGACCAGATGCTAAAAAGATGTTTACAGATAAGGTTGTACCTATATCAGTTAATTATCCTTTCTTTTTTAAACCGATTCAAGATGGTATGGATCGACCTAAAACAGAATTAGCGTATAGAGTCCCAGCTAGTAAATTAACTAGAAGAAGTATACAATCAACTGATAAACCAGAAGAACTAGAAGGTTTAGATACAACTATAGATTGGAAAAATACTGGTGATAATAGTTATGATGGTGAAAAGTTAAAACTATTAGTACATGATGAAAGTGGTAAATGGGAAAGACCAAACAATATATTAAATAACTGGAGAGTTACAAAAACAACATTACGATTAGGTAGTAGAATTATTGGTAAGTGTATGATGGGTTCAACATCTAACGCTTTAGATAAAGGTGGTGATAATTTTAAAAAATTATATAATGCATCAGACGTTACACAAAGAAACCGCAATGGACAGACTAGCTCAGGATTATATTCTTTGTTCATACCTATGGAATGGAACTACGAAGGATACATTGATTCTCATGGAATGCCTGTCTTTGATACACCAGAAACAGAGGTTAAAGGACCATATGGTGATTTTATAGATACTGGTATAATAGAATATTGGGAAAATGAAGTTGATGGATTAAAAAATGATCAAGATTCATTAAATGAATTTTATAGACAATTTCCAAGAACTGAAGATCACGCTTTTAGAGATGAAACAAAAGGTAGTTTATTTAATTTAGTTAAAATATATGAACAAATAGATTTTAATTCAGGAATAAACATGTCTTCTCTAGTTTCAACTGGTAATTTTCAATGGGAGAATGGAATAAAAGATACTAAAGTTTTATTTTATCCTGACGTTAACGGTAGATTTAATGTAAGTTGGGTTCCTAGTGTAATTCAACAAAACAGAGTTATTAAGAAAAATAATATGAAATATCCTGGTAATGAGCATTTAGGTGCTTTTGGATGTGACAGTTATGATATATCTGGGACAGTTGATGGAAGAGGATCAAAAGGTGCTTTACATGGTTTAACTAAGTTTAGTATGGAAGATTGTCCACCTAATCATTTTTTCTTAGAATACGTTGCTAGGCCAAAAACAACAGAAGTTTTCTTTGAAGATGTTCTTATGGCTTTGGTTTTTTATGGAATGCCAATATTATGTGAAAACAACAAACCTAGACTTTTATATTATTTAAAACGTAGAGGTTATAGAGGATATTCAATGAACAGGCCAGATAGAACTTGGAATAAATTATCTGCCGCGGAAAAAGAAATTGGAGGAATACCTAATTCAAGTGAAGATATTAAGCAAGCACACGCTGCTGCTATAGAAACCTATATTAATAATCACGTAGGTTTAAAAATAAGTGGTGATTATGGAAATATATATTTTAACCAGACTTTAAATGATTGGTCAAAATTTGATATAAATAATAGAACAAAATTTGATGCAACAATAAGTTCTGGTTTAGCAATTATGGCATGTAATAAGAATTTATATCGCCCAACGAACGATAAAACAACAAGGTCCATAGATTTTGAATTTTCAAAATATGATAACAAAGGAACAATGTCAAAAATAATAAAGTAAATGTTAAGAACAACACAAACAAAAGCAAGTTTTCCGAGTCAAGCTGTATTAGATGTAGAAAAAGCATCTTACGAATACGGTTTACAGGTTGCTAAAGCTATAGAAGAGGAATGGTTTAAAAAAGATTCGGGGAGTAATAAGTATTTTGTTAATAAAGATAATTACCATAGACTTAGATTATATGCTCGTGGAGAACAATCTATACAAAAATATAAAGATGAGTTATCTATTAATGGTGATTTATCTTATCTTAATTTAGATTGGAGACCAGTGCCTATTATACCTAAGTTTGTAGATATTGTTGTTAATGGAATATCAGAAAGAGCTTATGAAATCAAAGCTTATACTCAAGATCCAAATGGGGTTGAAAAAAGAACTAAATACGTTGAAAATGTTCTTGCAGATATGCGAAACAAAACATTTTTCCAAGAGATGCAACGTATAACAAACATAAACATGTTTAATACTGATACGCCAGATGATTTACCTCAAAACGATGAAGAGTTATCGTTACACATGCAATTAGATTACAAACAATCTATAGAAATAGCTGAAGAAGAAGCAGTAAATAACTTATTTGCTTTAAATAAATATGATAACATAAAGAAAAGAATAGATTATGATATTACTGTAATAGGTATAGGATGTTGTAAAACTAGTTTTAATACAGCTGAGGGGGTAAAAATAGAATATGTAAATCCATCTAATATAGTACACTCATATAGTGAATCACCTTATTTTGAAGATCTATGGTACGTAGGAGAGGTTAAAAACGTTACAATAACAGAACTTAAAAAGCAGTTTCCACAATTAACATTAGAGGATATAAAAGAACTAGAAGACTCTAAGTCAAATAAATCATCTTATGCTAATAGAGAAAATTCTCCTAAAAAAGAATCTGTAGATGTTATCTATTTTGAATATAAAACTTGGCAGAATCAAGTTTATAAAATAAAAGAAACAGCTACAGGGGCTAAGAAAGCTATAGAGAGAACAGATGAATTTCTTCCTCCAAAAAATCCTCAAGATCGATTTAATAAAGTACAAAGATCTATAGAAGTATTATACTGTGGTGTTAAAATAGTCGGTAAAGATAAACTATTAAAATGGTCATTAGCAGAAAATATGACTAGACCAAAGTCAGATGTAACTAAAGTAACTATGAGTTATAATATCGTGGCTCCAAGAATGTATAGAGGTAAAATAGAATCATTAGTTGGTAGAATGGTAACATTTGCTGATATGATACAGCTAACACATTTGAAATTACAACAAGTTTTATCTAAACTAGTTCCTGATGGTGTTTATTTAGATGCTGATGGAATTGCTGAAATTGATTTAGGTAATGGTACAAACTATAATCCACAAGATGCTTTAAATATGTATTTTCAAACTGGTAGTGTTATTGGTAGATCAATGACACAAGACGGTGAATTTAATCATGGTAAAATGCCTATTCAAGAATTAAATTCAAGTGGTGGTAATGCTAAAATACAAAGTTTAATCACATCTTATAATTATTACATGCAAATGTTAAGAGATGTTACTGGGTTAAATGAAGCTAGAGATGGTAGTAAGCCAGACGAATATTCATTAGTTGGATTACAGAAAATAGCCGCTGCTAATAGTAATACAGCTACAAGACATATATTACAATCTGGATTATTTTTAACATTAAAAACAGCTGAAGCATTATCTTTAAGAATTTCTGATGTATTACAGTATTCTAATACAAGAAGTTCCTTTATACAATCATTAGGTAGATTTAACATAGCAACATTATCTGAGGTAAGAGAATTACATTTACATGATTTTGGTATCTATTTAGATTTAATGCCTGATGAAGAGGAAAAACAAATGCTTGAAAATAATATTCAAATGGCTATTCAAAAAGATCAAATTAATCTTGAGGATGCTATAGATGTTAGAGAGATAAAGAATTTAAAACTCGCTAATCAATTATTAAAATTACGTAGACGTAAGAAGTTTGAACAAGATAGACAGATGCAAATGGAAAATATCCAAGCTCAAACTAAATCTAATACAGAGGCTGCACAAGCCGCTGCAGAAGCTGAAATACAAAAGCAACAAGGTATAGCTGGTAGTAAGGTTCAAATTAATGAAGCTCAACTAGGTTTTGATATTAGAAAAATGGAAACAGAAGCTCAAGTTAAAAAAGAATTAATGTCTTATGAATTTGAGTTAAACAAAAGGCTTAAAGAGATGGAAATGCAAGTGATTAGAGATAAAGAGAGTTCTAAAGAAGATAGAAAAGACAAAAGAACCAAAATTCAAGCATCACAGCAAAGTGAGCTAATTGATCAAAGAAAAAACGATAAACCTCCAAAAAACTTTGAATCAGCTGGATTTGATAACTTAGGAGGATTCGGTTTAGAGCAATTTGAACCAAGATAATTATTAACAATTTAAACAAACAAAAAAATGGGAAGAATAACTAACGATTGGGTTTCTACTATTGAAGGATCTGTTTTTACAACAGCTTCAAGTGATGCTATCAAACCTCCTACAAACCATGTGTTTATCGCTATAACAGCTTTAACAGCAACAGATTTTGATGCCTCTGGCGGTTTAATTGCAGAAGACGCAACTAAATGGGCTAACACAGCGGATGCTGCTGGTGATTTAGCAGATGGTTCTGAAACTGTAAACGAAGGATCTGGTGGTATACAAGTAACAGCAACTAATTTAGATTTACCAGCTGGCACTACAATTTATGGTAGGTATACTGAAATTGATGTTAATGCTGGACAAATTATAGCATATTACGCTAGAGACGGAAAATAAAAGAAAATTTTTAACTATTTAATTATATTATATTATGGCAAAAAATGATGAAAAAGTCGTAGAAGAGGTTGTTGAACAACCTACTAAAACTACGCCAGTTGAAGAACCAAAATTGGAAACTTCAGCTGAACAAGACGTACAAGAAAAACTCAGAGTTAAAAAACCTAAATGGGATTCTAATACTGATGATGTGTACAAAGTAAACGTTGATAAACCCCCTAAAACTAAAGAAAATGCCGGGAAAGAATTATCCAAAAAAAAGGAAGAAACTGAAGTCGAAGATTACAGCGAAACCAAAGAAGAAGTAAACACTGAAGAAACTGAAACATCAGTTTTAGAAGAAGTTACAGATGAAACACCTACTGAAACAAAAGAAGAAGTTACAGTAGAAGATGTTGAACAAGAGATTGAAGAAACTCCTCAGGTACAACTACCTGAAAATATTCAAAAAGTCGTAGACTTTATGAATGAGACAGGAGGAACTATGGAGGATTACGTTAGATTAAACGCTGATTATTCCAAAGTTGATGAATCAACTCTTTTAAGAGATTTTTACAAACAAACAAAATCTCACTTATCAGATGATGAAATCAGCTTCCTTATTGATGATCAATATGGGATTGATGATTCTATCGATGATGAGAGAAGTGTAAAAAGAAAAACTCTTGCTTACAAAGAAGCGGTTAACGAAGCTAAAAAGCATTTAGAAGGTCTGAAAGATAAATACTACGAAGAAGTCAAGTTGGGTTCTAAGTTGCTTCCAGAACAACAAAAAGCTGTAGAATTTTTTAATCGTTATAATACTGAGCAAGAGCAAGCTGAAAAACTGCAATCAAAACAAAAAACGCATTTCAACAAGCTTACTAACGAAGTATTTAATAATAATTTCAAAGGTTTTGAATTTAATGTTGGAGACAAAAAATATCGTTATAATGTTAAAGATGCGGCTAAAGTTAAAGATTCACAGCAGAATGTTATTGATGTATTTAGTGAATATATCACGCCAGAAAACCTTCTGACAAACGCTGCTGGTTATCATAAATCTTTATTTGCGGCTAAAAATCCAGATGCAATTGCAACTCATTTTTACGAACAGGGTAAAGCCGATGCTGTAAAAGAAATTACTAGTAATTCCAAAAATATAAATATGGATGCTAGAAAATCTAGTCCAGACATCGTAGATACTGGTGGTACTAAAGTGAGAGTTTTATCTGGAGATGATAGTTCTAAGCTTAAAATTAAACTTAAAAACTATTAATTAACAATTTAAAATTAACGAAAAATGGCAACAACAACTATTCCTGCAGTTCCAGAATTATCACCTTATGTGAAAAAGACGGCAACGACAGGTAATTATGTAAATTTCGCTGATTCTTCATTTGATACTTGGGCACAACAATATTTGCCTGAATTATATGAAGCTGAAGTGGAGAGATACGGAGATAGATCTGTATCTTCATTTTTGAGAATGGTAGGAGCAGAACTTCCTATGGCATCTGATCAAGTTATTTGGAGTGAGCAAGGTAGATTACACATTGCTCGTACTGGATTATCTTGTACAGACGCTGGAGTTGTTACATGTTCAAACACTGCAATTAGAGCAGGATCCACAGTATTAGTTACTGGTGGTGGTCTTTCTGGTTCGCATGTTTGTTATGTAGACGAAGGTTCTGAGACTAGTACTACTCAATTTAAAATCTATCCTTACAAGGTGGCAGCAATGTCTAACCTATCTGGATGGAATGCAAGCAAAACCATTGACGTTTTCGTATTCGGTTCTGAATTCGGAAAAGGTGCAAGTGGTATGGCTGCTGGTGTTAACCCTGAGGTTGATACTTTTGATAACAGACCAATCATCATGAAAGATGTATTTAAAGTTTCTGGTTCTGATGCTGCTCAAATTGGGTGGATTGAAGTTTCTGGAGAAGCTGGTCAAGCTGGTTATCTATGGTATTTAAAAGCTGAAGGTGACACTAGAGTAAGATTCGAAGACTATTTAGAAATGGCAATGATAGAGTCAATAAAAGGTGTACCTGGAAGCTCAGTAGTAGATACCAAACTTGGTAATGCAGCTGCAACTTTTGGTTCACAAGGTTTATTTGATGCTATCAAATCAAGAGGATTAGAAGCTGATCAAGTTTTCTCTTCTTCTGAAGATGTTATTCCTAACTTTGATGTAATATTAAAAGAATTAGACAAACAAGGTGCAATTGAAGAAAATATGATGTTCTTAAACAGAACTGCTTCAATCGCTATGGACGATGCTTTAGCTTCGCTAAACTCAGCGTACGATGGTGGAACATCTTGGGGTGTTTTTGAAAATTCTGAACAAATGGCTCTTAATTTAGGGTTCGTTGGATTCAGAAGAGGTTCTTATGATTTTTACAAATCTGACTGGAAATACTTAAACAACAAATCTACAAGAGGTGGAACTAATTTCGGAGATGTACAAGGAGTTTTAATTCCTGCTGGTACTTCTTCTGTTTATGACCAAATGCTTGGTAAAAACATTAGACGACCATTCTTGCATGTTAGGTATAGAGCTTCTGAGACTGAAGACAGACGTCTTAAGTCTTGGGTAGTTGGTTCTGTAGGTGGAGCTGCTAACTCTGATGTTGATGATATGAATGTTCATTATCTATCAGAAAGATGCTTAGTAACTCAAGCTGCAAACAACTTCTGTATTTTTACAGACGCTAACTATAACTAGTAGATAGCAATTATTGTAATATTTACCCTCGTAAAAACTACGGGGGTGATTATTACTCTTATTTTTTAAAAACTTATTAAATTATATTATATCATGGCAAAAAAAGCAATAAAAAACGTATTGGCCAAAGAAGAGCCAGTACAAGAAGTAGTAGTTATGGAAAAACCAAAAACTACTAAACCATTAAAACAAGAAAAACCAATAGATAGATGGGAAGTTAAAGAGAGAGAATATTATCTCCTAGGTGATAATACACCTGTAATGAAACTATTAAGATCTAAAGGTATTTATTGGTTTGATGAAGAAAAAGGTTATGAAAGAGAGATTAAACTCACAAGTAACCAAAGAACAGTGTTTGTTGACGAATTTAAAGGAGATGCAAAACTGGAGCATATTATTTTTAGAGACGGAGTATTAAATGTACCTAGAAATAAAGTTGTTTTACAACAACTATTATCATTATATCACCCTGGTAAAGGAAAAGATTATGATGAAAGAAATAATGAAGGCGAAGCACAAGATGAATTATCTATTATAGAGGTACAATTAGAAGCTCTAAATGTAGCAAAAGATATGGATATTGATCAAGCTGAAGCTATAGTAAGAACAGAGGTTGGTTCTAGAGTGTCTAAGATGTCTTCTAAGGAAGTTAAAAGAGATCTTATGGTATTTGCTAAAAACGATCCTTATTTGTTCTTAGAACTCGCTAACGACGACAACATTAACGTTAGAAATATTGGTATTAAATCTGTTGAACAAGGAATACTTAGTTTATCAAGTGATCAAAGAACATTTATGTGGGGTAAAACCAAAAAGAAAATCATGACTGTTCCATTTGATGAAAATCCATACTCAGCATTAGTACATTATTTTAAAACTGATGAAGGTTTAGACGTTTATCGAGCAATTGAAAAAAGATTAAATTAATTAATCACTTATAGAGGTAACCACTTCTATGAGGTGGTTACTTACTATAAATAAAAAAAAATTATGGGAGACAAGAGCAAAGATTATATAGATCTAGATTTACTTTCTGGAAAAACAAATTACAAACAAGATACTGCTAAAATAACACCAGGTCCTATTGAATTAGCAACGTTACAAAGTACGGCAAAAGCAGCATTAAACACAGCTCCATTAGCTGTAGATATGCAATTAGGTCAAAAAGAAACCCATACTGCTGGTAATTTTGCTAGTAGTATAAATTTTGGTAATCAAGGAGATATGACAGCGTACGCCCAAATGGGTCTTGCAGCTGGTCAAGGTATTAGAGCAAATCTAATTAAGAGAGGTGCTAAGTTGGGTCCAAGAATCACCACAACTGATCCAAATACTGGTAAAACTAATACAACTGGTAGTAGATGGTATGGTGTAACATCGTAAATAACATTAAAACTAATTAACATGATAAATGTAAACACTGTATATAAGAAAGTTTTATCTATAATAAATAAAGAGCAAAGAGGTTTTATCACTCCCGATGAGTTCAATAAAATTGGATCTCAAGTGCAGTTAGCTATGCTAGATCAATCTATATTTGAATACAATCGTTTTTTAAATATGGAAACGGCTAATAGGGTTAACAGTGGTTACGCTAACTTACCTCAAAAAGTGCATGAAAGAATTGATCAGTTCTACAAATCATCATCTGTAAGTTTAAGCACAGGTGTTGGAACATTACCAACTGATATATATAAAATAATAGAATTAACAAATAGTGATAAAACATTACCATTTGAATTAGTTGATAAACATGAACTTCCTTATTTATTATCATCACCTCTAACAAAGCCAAGCACAGACTATCCGATATATTATAAAACTACAACAACATCAGGGGCAACATCAGTACAAGTTAATCCAACTAGTATCTCAACAGCAACTATTGATTATATTAAAATACCAACTGCTCCAAGATGGGGATATGTTGTAAACACAACTTATGGTGCGAACGTATATGATTCAAATCCTTATATTGAAACTGGTTTGCTTTTAGATGATACTATTAACCATACTACTAGTATTGGTATAGTGACTACACAATCTGTAGGTGGTGCAGCAAACGATTATACAGGAACACCAGGTGTTACAGCGGGTTGGACAACAAGTGGTAGTGGGACTGGAGCAAGCATAACAGTAACTGTTGGTAGTGGTGGTACAATAACAGGTGTTAAAATTATATCCGCTGGTACTGGTTATGTAAAAGATGATACTATAACTATAGATGCTACCGCTATACTTGGATCTACAAGTGCTATATTAACGCTTAGAAACGAAGATATTTATAAAAGTACCACAAAAGGATCAACAAATTTTGAATTGCATCCTTCTGAAGAAACAAATTTAGTAAATGGTATATTAGCTATGTCTGGTATAGTTTTAAAAGCTCCAGATGTAACACAAACAACAAGTCAAATAATACAAAGCAACGCAGCAGCTAAACAACAATAACTATGGGATTATTAGGAACAACAACAGCACAACAATATTATCAGTTAGGAGAAACCTTCAACAATACTTTAGGGAATTTAAGTACTGTTATAAGTTCTAATATAGCTGCTTTAACAGTGGCTAATCCTCCAAGTGGTGAATCTGAATTTAGAATATATTTAAATGATGAAGAACAGTTCTTGTCAAATTACACATATGATTCACCTAATATTACTTTTACACATTTTAATAGACAAGGTGTCGCTGCTACTGTAAGTGCTACTCCTTTAGGTATAGCTGATGAGATAGTAGTTAAATTAATAAGTAGGCTTCACGGTGATTACAGATATGTAACATTAAAAGATATAGTTAATAACTTTATGATTGGATATGTTGGCGATGGTAAGTTAATAAACTCTGCAAAAAGATCAGATATTTTGTTTCATGCTAAAAGATGTATTGCTGAATTTAATTATGATATTGGTAGAGTTGAGAAAATTCAAGAGGTTGAAGTTCCACCAAGTCTAAGTATACCAATGCCACAAGATTATATTAATTACGTAAAGATATGTTGGATAGATACTGCGGGTATAGAACATTTATTATATCCAGCTGACTACACATCTAAACCATCTGAATCAGTTCTTCAAGATTCTAATTATGAATACTTATTCACTACAGAACAAGATTTAATAACGTCTAACCCATCATTAACTTCAGAAAGATTTAATGATTTTCAAGTTGGTAGTTTAAGTGGTAGTGTACCTAATGATGATTACTATTACTGGAATGATAATAATACAAATAAAGCTACTAATTTTGGTACAAGATATGGTATCGAACCAAAATATTCAAATGATAATGGCGTGTTTGTTATAGATGAATTAAACGGTAAAATTACCTTTGATAGTAATATAAGTGGTAAACTTATTACTCTACAATATATATCTGATGGTTTAGGCACTGATTCTGAAATGAAAATACATAAATTCGCTGAAGAAGGGATGTACAAAAGCTTGTTACATGGCATATTATCAACAAGAGCTGGTGTACCAGAGTATGTAGTACAAAGATATAAGAGAGAGAAAAGAGCAGCAATGAGAAATGCTAAATTAAGATTATCTAATATTAAGCTTGCTGAAATGACACAGATCATGAAAGGTAAGAACAAATGGATTAAATAATACGAAATGCCAGAAATAAAAAATAGTTTTTTAAAGGGTAAAATGAATAAAGACCTTGATAATAGGCTTATTCCTAAAGGTGAATATAGAGAAGCGCAGAATATCATAGTAAGTGAATCTGAAAGTGATAGTGTTGGTGCTTTAGAAAACATATTAGGAAACAAAATACCTTATAACAGTGATATTTTAACAACAGGTAACACAGGTAATAATACAGATATTATAGGTTATATTAGAGATGTTAAAAACAACAATGTTATATTTTTTATAACTAACTTTAGTGGTGATACTACTAGTACAAACATTAGAACAATGTCTAAAGCTGATAATCTTGGTTCTAGTGTGACAAGTACGTCAGCTTATAGCGCTGATACTCATTATTGTGGTATATACATGTATAGAGGCGATGCGCAAGATATAAAGAAACTAGTAACTGGAGCTTGGTTAAATTTTAGTAAGAACCATTTAATAACTGGTATTAATGTTTTGGAAGACATGTTATTTTGGACTGACAACTATAATCAACCTAGAAAAATAAATATTGACAAAGCTATGAACAATTACAATAGCGCTTCTGATCAATATTATCTATATGAAGAACAAATAAGTGTTGCTAAAATTGCCCCATGGGAATCTATAAGATTAACAGATTGTGGACAACCTTTTATTGGAGATGGTGACGATAGAACATTTAATTTAACAACAGATTATTTTGCTACTCTTCCATCAGCAGAGGGTGAATTTGACGTATATGTTAATGGATATAAGATTAACGCAGCCGATTACACGTATAGTTCACCAACTTTAACATTCAATAGTAATTCAAACACACCAAATGGTAGTAATCATTTAGAGAGTGATGGTGCTCCAAAAAATGCTTTTGAAATACTTGTTAAAACGAAAAGCGTATTTAGCAATGAAGAACATATTGATTCTGATTATTTAAAAGAAAAATTCGTTAGATTTTCATATAGATATAAGTTTGAAGATGGTGAGTATTCAACATTAGCACCTTTTACACAACACGTATTTGAGCCATTAAATGATGCTAAACTTGATTATATCCAAAACTCCACTAATGATATAAGTATATCAGATGTGATAAAAACAACAAAGTTGAAAATAATGGAAAATTATATCAATCAAATTGATATGAGAATACCTTTACCTGAACTACACGAAACATCTAAAAGTAATACACCACCAACAACGTGGAATAATTCGTTTAATATATCTAACATCGAAATTGTGGCAAAAGAGTCTGATAGTCCAGCTGTAAAAATTGTCGCTGATATAAAAGTTAACACTACATCTAGTTCTACGTTTATGGACTCTATAGAATCATATCACCATAAACCTATAAATAGTTTTACTTTTGCTGTAAAAGAAGATCATACTGGTATTTTACCGGTATTTTCAACTGCTACTTTTGATGATACAAATTTAGAAGTTGGTATGAAGATGTATTGGCAAGGTGATGGTTTAAATGAAGGAAGTGGAGAATTAACATCATCTATTACAACAAATTCATCAGACGCGGCTTTTGGAGCATCTGGGGCTATAGGGTCATCTGGTTTTTCAACAAGTGGTGGAGGATCAGGTACTATAACATGCGCTGTAGGTGGTGGAGCGGTAACTGGTGTTAACGTAACAGCTGGTGGTATGGGTTGGGATGTTGGAGATACAATAACTGTTGCTTCAGCTCAAATAGGTGGTAGTACTAATTTAGTTATCACGATAACAGCTGCTGATATTGATACTGCTCAGGGTTCAAAAACAATAACAGGGTGGAATAGTACTAATAAAACAGTGAGTTATTTAGGTAGTACTAGTTTATCTGAAGGCACTGTAGTTACATTTATACCGCTATATCATCACAGGCAAGTTGCTAAATTCTTATATAGATCTGAAGAACCTTACAAGGTTATACCAGAAAATCAACTAATAAGAGTATATGATCAAGTACCTTTAAGAGCTAAAGCGCAAGAAATATCAGGGAATAGAGTAATGTATGGTAATTATACAGAAAACTATCCACATCCAACAGATGAACAAGGCAACAAAGGTATTAATTTTGTTGCAGCTGATGGTAGAAAAGGTAATAATGAACACGCAGATACTGCTGGTTATCTACAATGGTTAACTAAACAATATAAGTATAGCTCCGCTAAACAAAGAAGAACATATCAAGTTGGTATAGTGTTCGCTGATAGATTTGGACGACAATCTCCAGTATTATTATCAACAAATCAATTACAACCAACACCAGTTGAGTTAGCATCGGATCAAGGTGTGAATGATAGTTATACTATTAATAATGTGTCTGAAAATTTAGCTAGAAAATTTGACATAAACGGTGATGGGACAGGAGATACATATAGTTGGAGTACTTTGCAAGAAGCTGTTGGTGTTTGTTTAGATATTGAATTTTTAGATAGTTCTGGTGTAACACAAAGTTTATCAGAAGTGTTTAATAATACCATAGGTACAGGATATAATCCTCACGGTTGGTATTCGTATAGAGTTGTTGTAAAGCAAACAGAACAAGATTATTATAATGTCTACTGCGCGCATCCAGCTGATAGTTGGAACAGTGTTGATAATAAAAGAGATACAAGTAGAAATGGTAGAAGTTGGTTAAGTTTATATGGTGATAATATAAACAAAGTACCTAGAGATGTAAAAACCCAAGACGAAACAAGAGAGGGTTTATCAGGATCTAGTGCTAGACTATTTCCAAAAGTAATATCAAACGGTGCACAAGCACCAGTTGGTAATTATAGAGGTTATTCCACGATGAATGATCTTGGTGTTCAAGGAACATATGGTAATAGACAAAAAGATTTAATTGATGTTATTAGTTTAGGTAGTGCTAAAGATCAAGGATTATGGTTCACTGGGGATACTATGGAAAACCATCCAGACTTTGGGTCAGCTGGATTCAATATAGTTCCTTTTATATATGGGAAAAAGAAAAGTCCAGTTATCGCAGAACTACCAAACTTATCTAATTTATATGGTACAAATAACCCAGCTGGGGTTAAGGGAAGAATACAAGAATCAACAGGTTCTTTTGCTTCACCGGCGGTAGCTTACGGTGCTACAACAGCTCAATTCACATATAACTTAGAAGATAGTGGTGGTACATCTACTTGGAGTCAAGCTTATGGTGATGATGTTGATGTTATTGATGGATTCAAGGTTGCTGGTACTAATATAAAGCAAGTAAATAGTGATGTAGAGGTAACAGTTAATTCATATACCTCAGGTAGTACGCAAGACGTTACTTGGTCTCAAAACCAAAGTGTTAAACAAGGTGATGAAATATACTTAAGTGGATCTAAAGAAGGATTAACAATTTTTGAAACCGAACCATTTGAATCTAAACTAGATATATATTGGGAAACATCAACATGTGGATTAATTTCAGAATTGAATAGTTCTATAGTTAATGCTGCTGGCGCAGCACCAGAAGATTTAGGATGGGATACTACATCGCCATTAGATGGAACAGCTGATTCTACTAATATAGAAATTGAAGAAGGTACCGCACAGGGATCAACAATTGGTAATTTAGCAGCAACAGGAGCTTTAGCACCTGCTGGGGCTATAACTTGGGAAATGATTTCATTTAAAGATAATACCGGTATTGAATATAACTCAAAAGTATACGTACAAGGCGGTGGAGCGGTACAAACAGCTAGTCCTGGTGGAGGTTTTTATCATTCAGGCACTGGTTATGATAATTGGACATTAAGGGTAAGAGCTTCAGAATCAGGTGGAACAAGCACTACAGATAATGTAACTATAGGTATAACAAACACTAGACCATTATGTGGTCACGGAACAATTTCTTTAGAAGGGTATTATGAAAAACCATCTGATGGTAGTTCTTTTAATTTCCAATTTACCAATTCTACAGGAGCACAAGATCCAGCTAAAAATAAAGATGGTATGGTGGTATCACATAATTTTTCAACTAACACAGCGAATAATAGTTTATTTGAATCTACTATGGGTGGAGGTACGGTAACAATGGCTACATCTAGTAGTTGGAATTCTACTACAGCGGCTTCGTTTTTTGCACAATCTGCTGGTCAAAGAACTGTTCAATTTACCATAACTGACTTAGATGGAGCTGGTTTAACTAATAGTCCATTGTGCTCTACAGAAATAAGAGAGCAACAAACTAGATACGCTAAAGATTTAAGATATGATGCATCTTCTTGCGGTAATAGTGACGGATGCACGGGACCAATAGTAGATGGCGGTGCTGCTTGTGATAGTGTCACTACAGAGTGGCGTGTAGCACAAGGTACAAGTGGTAGTATACCAAGTGGAAACACGTTGTATGCGTATAATAAAATATATAGACAAAATACAGGAACTGCTGTGGCTCCAGATGGTTATTATATGGTTGGATCTGCTGATTCTGCTAACACATCTTGTTATCAGGTTTCTGGTGGTAGTGGAATTATTACAAACGTAACAGGACCACATTATTGTTGTGAATAATTAAAATATAAAATATGGCTTATACATTAGACGTTGGATTTTTTAATACATTTATTATATCTGGTAGAAACGCTGCTACAAGTGGTGATGTCCACGAGCAAGGAAATTTTCATTTTGAAGAATCAAGAATACGTGGTGAGTTTAACGGGACTAACGTTGACTATGGTGCTAAAGCATACCAAGTTGATTTAGAATACGGAACTAGAATTAGAGAAAATGCGTTAATTTATTCAGGTATTTTTAATTCAAAAACAAAGGTTAATAATACAAATCAATTCCCTATTGGTAGTGAAATAACAAAAGCAGTAGACATAGCACATGGTTCGATACAAAAATTACACGCTGAAGATAGTGATTTAATTATATTACAAGAAAATAAAGTTAGTAAATCACTAATAGATAAGGACGCTATATATACAGCTGAAGGAACACCTATTCAATCACAATCTAATGTAGTTATAGGGCAAAACGTACCTTATCAAGGTAAGTTTGGTATAAGTAAAAATCCAGAAAGTTTCGCTGTAGCTGGAGGTAGAAAATATTTTGTAGATCAATCTAGAGGCGTTGTGATGAGGTTGTCAAGAGATGGTTTAACTCCTATATCAATGTATGGAATGAAGGATTGGTTTAGAGACGCTTTAAGTAGTTCTAGTTTAACAAAAATACTAGGTGCATATGATGAAGTAAAAGATCATTACATTGTTTCGCTGCATGGCGATAATATAGACACAGAAATGGCAACAACTAATTCATCGAATTCATCAACTCAATCAGATGTAACAACATATTCTACATTAGCGTTTAATGAATCTGTGAAAGGTTGGGTTTCTTTCTATACTTATAAACCTAGCTGGGGAACTAGTTTAAAAGGTAAGTTTTATACTTTTGATACATTGAATTTATACGAACATTATAGTACAAGTGTAGCTAGAAATAATTTTTATGGAGCAACATACGCTGATCCATCTTATGTTAGAATTATACAAAATGATAAACCTAGTTCAATAAAAACATTTTTAACTGTTAATTACGAAGGATCGGATAATTGGTCTTTAGAAAGTGCTGAAACAGAAACTATAACGAATTCGTCTGATATAGATAATAAAGAAGAAGCATATAAAATTCCCAAAGAAGGTGTAACTATAGTAGATAGCAATGGATTAGATATAAATATAGGTTTTAAGAGAAAAGAAGGTAAATACTACGAAGCTCTTAAAAACAAAAATAATAATAAATTTAAAGATGATACTTATTTTTCAAACACAGGTTTAACTGGGTATCATGTAAATATGAAGTTTCAATATTGGGAAGCTAACGAGGATGAAAACGCTAATAAAGCAGAATTATTTGCGGTATCAAACCAAGTAGTTGGATCTTCTTAAATTTAATAAAATGAAATTAAGAAAACATAAAACTGTTGATGATTTACAACAGTTGATTATCGATAATAACGATAAAGAAGGTTTTTATGGTAATGGTAAAGAAATAGCCGATGTACCAGAGATTCCTATAACACATAAGTTTGCTGATCAAATATATATAAGGCAAATGGATATGAAACAAGGACAAGTAGTAGTTGGTGCAATTCACAAACATTTACATGTCTGGTTTCTTATGACGGGTCATGTTACTATAAATGATAACGGGGATATTGTTGATTATATAGCTCCTTGTTACACTGTTTCTAAACCTGGCGCTAGAAGGGTTATATATGCTCAAGAAGATTCTATCTTTGTAAATGTACATAAAAATCCAACTAACGAGAAAAATATAAAAAAATTAGAAGATGAAATTGTTTGTATGACACAACACGATTTCTTAAAACAATTAAAATAATAAAAATATGAGTTTCACAATAGGAGCAATTGTTGGAGGTGCTATCATGTTAACCGGTGCGGTAGTACAAGGTGTATCAGCTAGTAACGCCGCTAAAAGTGAAAGAAAAAAAGCAAGAAGTAAGGAACAACAAATCGCAGATTTAGAAGAAGGTAGACAAGATGTGATAAATCCTTATTCTAATATGCAGGATCTTTCTGGTATGATTTCAAATCCATACGCTAATTTACAAGTAGCAACACAAGCCGCTGATTTACAAGCTGAAGAAGCTGATCTATCATTAGCAAGTACATTGGATACTAT